TTGGAATTACTGGTGAATGGGTTAGAAAATTAGGTGAGTATTCTGTTAAAGCATTCTATGATGCAACTGAGTAGTTAAACATAGTTTTCAAAATTACCTATTAAATATATACATGAAAACCAAAAGCTAAATTCAAAGCTTAGTAATAATCCACTTAATATAAATAGTAATATGAAGAAACTAAGCTTCATATCTTACGTTTAATCTCCCACATTGCAATACTAATTGATTTATAGCTAAGATTACTACCGCATCCTCTATACTTTCATACTTCTCTACTATATCATTAATTTTATTTACATATACAGACATCTCAAGTACTTCTAATCTTTTTAGCTTTGATGCATCTACTTTAACTTGCATTATTATCTCCTATTAATTTTAAAAATTCTTCCAATTCTATGGTTACATATGTTTTAGTTCTATTTCTTTTAAAGACCACAATGGGAGTATATTCCCCTGAGTTGCCCTCTGCTTGTGACAACGATTCCCAGATATTAAGTCGTTCCTGGTTCTTACACTCAAAGCTATATGGTATTAAATCCCGTGCTGCGGGAGATAGTATAATGTCTTCACCAGACTCTCCCATTACAGCAGTTTTTACATCACCGTTACGTAATGTAGGGAAATACTCATATAGCTTTTCCTTCAGAAAGTTTTGTAGTCTCCTGCCTTTTCCTTTGGCTGAGGATGGTTTCATCTGCACCTCTTTGTAATAATTGTAATGTTTCTTCTAGGATTTCAATCCTTTGTTCCCTAGCGAAATTTACAATAGCCATTACCACATTGTCAAGCTCTTCTTGCTTGCTGTGACGGGCAAATTCTACAAGATTTTCTGCTGTCTCTCTAAGACTCATTCGAAAAATCTCCTATTATTATTGGAACCTTATCTTTTATTAGACGTTTAACGCCTAAATCTTTTGCATTCATAGCGTAATTATGTATATCGCTCTTTATCTTTTGACATAAAGATTCAAGAGCAACATCACTCATTTGAATTCCATAATTCATGAAGGTCTTTTTTATGTATTTTTTTGAAATCAACATATCCTTATCTATTATCATTACAGGCCCATTCTTTGTGCTATTCTCTTTACTAAGCTTTCGACCTCGCTTATTCTTTTGTTATGGCCTAATACTATTTCCTTTAAATCTTTAGCAAGAGCGATATAATCACCATTGCTATCCTTTTTAGTTTTCTTTTTAACTGCTTCTTTTGACATGGTCTAATTCTCCTTTAAATATTTTAGGTTTATCGAATTTAATTTTATCCCTAGCCTTATCAGGAATACCAAAGCCCATTTCTTTTTTAAGCCTTTCTCCTGATTCTCTAAGAACTCTATTCATCATTTCATTAAATGGTTCATCTTTAATGCATGTACATTTACACTTACATTTATTCATACTTTCTCCAATCAATTTTATGCTTTTCCATCTTTTTCTTTCCGTACTTCTTTATTTGATACCGCATTATCCGAACCAATATGTCCTTTTTCTCGGCTTTCATTCTCCTCCTCAGTTAATTTATGAAGATTCTTATTATTTTCTAAATACTTTTTGAAATCTTCTTCATCTCCTTTATAACGTACATAACTACTAAATGCTACTCCTATACTATCCATCATTCTTGATTGAAAGTTTACTTGTCTTGTTAACATATCTACATGCTCTTTCATTTGCATTATCGTTGGTTTCTTTGCCATCCCACTCTCCTTTAGTTAGTTTTATTCACCTCTTGCTACTACTTCAGTTTTACATCGTTTACATTTTCGTTTATGATTTCTCATTCCCCAATATTTACGACATTTACATCTAATATGTTTTTCTAAATCCATAGTATCTCCCTTAATTAGAAGAGCCTGCACCCTAGAAAGGTGAAGATGCAGGCTCTCTGGCGTTCCTCCTGAAATTAAGCCATAGCCTGAAGTAAGTTATCAGTTATTATCTGATTATGCTCAAATGAAGCCATAGTTGGTTTCTCATCATGCCACAGAACATCTGTGCATGAGTTGTAGAAATCCCACATAGTTACATCATTGTCTAAGATTTTATCACTATTCTTATTAAAGAAATGTGTGCTAATCTTACCCCATAATGTAACAGGTAAATAACCTAGGTCATGATTTCTCATATAAGCTAGTTCATTTAAATCAAGTGGAGTTGCTACCATCTTTCTCATTCTTCCTGCGACTTCTTCAACATCCTTGCCACAGTTGTCAACTACTTTAGCAGCGTTTATTATTTGCTTCTCGTAGCCTTCAGATTTATTGTTATGTTTAAACTTCATTAAGTTCATGAAGTCTTTTGTTATCATACCATTTGTACATATTAATCTTACGAGGAACGTTCTAAACTGCAATGCAGTAGAACCATCATAACTATTCCAGAAACCCATACCAAGAGATATATCATCGCCCTTTGCTATTTCTGTAGCTTCTGATTTAGATTGCATGAAATATAAGAACCGCTTACCATCAAAGTATTCCTTCATAGGTTCCCATTGATGTTTAGATTCTGTAGCTATTTCATTTGCTAGGTCCTTTACTTCTGAATTTGGAACAAGCAAGTAGTTACTACCTACCACTCCACATTCTTTCCATTTTTCAATACCACTTTTATCTTGATAATCTTTTCTTTGAACAGCAAAAGCTGAAGATGTAATACCTTCATAATCTAGTGGTACTTTTCTTATATCACTATATGGATATATCATTTTAACCCCCTGACATGTTTGTTTTTCTTTAATCTTACTCCAGGAATTTGGACACCTTCCTTTAATTCCTCAAGTATTCTACGTTTGTCCAGCCTTGTTTCAATCTTCTCAACATAATATTCATCAGGTATTTTAGTTTCATCTATCACTTCTACCTTACCCATTTGTATTATTTTAATTGGATTGAATTCATCATAAGCTGGAAGTTGTCCACTAGCTGCATAAGCCTCTACAACAAGGCCCTTTAGCTTTTCTTGAGTATATTTAAGCTTTTTAATTACTGCATCAGCCTTTTCTTTATACTCTTTTGCTAAAGCAACCTTGCTATCTAGATTTTTATAGAACCAGTAAACACCATTCTCCTTACTATGTAGTTCAGTATGCAATATATCTAACTGTTCATCAATTTCCTGTTCAGTTAATTCAAAGCTATTCTGGACTAACATAATATCACTACTTATTTGGTTTAGACTTCTTTTAGGCATTCTGACCTCCTTTTATTCTTATTCCATCTAATAAAAGACAAGCATTAAATGCTCCTCTTTCTCTGTTAGCTGTTGTGCTTACCATTAAGGTATTTATATTGCCATCTAATCCTTTAGTTGCAGATAGCGACAATATCTTACTTGCATTATAAGCTATTCTAAAAGAGCCTCTAGAAGATGCAATACCCATACCTTCTGTTATAGCTGTTTTAGTTATTTCAGATATAGCAAATACTATAACATTATGTTTGACAGCTACTTCAGTTAATGCTCCAGATATTTCTTCCATTTTAAGATTAAGGTCTCTATGTTTAGAAAGCAATAATCCCATATGGTCAATTACAACTATCTCTGGTTTAACAGGCAACATGGTGATTCTTTTCTCAAGCTCTATTGCAAAGCAAGATTGATAATCAACATTTAACCAATCGAATTTATCAGCTATTCTAAAGTCACTACTTGCATACTTTTTAGCCAATTCTTCTTCAGTCCAACCCATTTCTATTTGAATGAATCTTTTCCATATTTGACGTGGAGACATTTCCATTTCAAGAAAGTAAGTTGGTCTTTTAAATTGATTTACCCAATTCTGCACTAACATTGTTTTCATAGATTTAGGTGGAGCCTGTAAAACAATCAGCTCTCCAGGATATATTGGAAAATCCTGTCCATATGGTTTACCCAAATCTATAGGAACAACATCACTGCTAAGCCAGCTAATAAGATTTTCTTCCATATCTGCTGCGCTCATTAATCCTTGAGATTTCTTTGCTTTAAATAAAGTACAAGTAGAATTGCAATGTTTATCCATTATTTTGTCTTTGCAGCCATATCTATATCCTTGACCTCCATGACCTTTATAACAATCTGTAATAAGTCTATTCATTTCGTCCTCTTTAAAAGGGTGTTCTAAAGTAGTCACCTTTTTACGCCAGTCTTCCATAATTAGTCTTACTACATGTTCTGGATACCTCCATCTAAGCCAAGCACCCAAACGTAATGCTACTGCATGTCTTCCACCATAGGAAGAGCCATTTAGCATTGTCTGAATACATGGATATAACATAGGGTCTGGTTCACTACCTACAGTTTCCTTAAACTTATAGGTATTCTTTTTAACCTCACGTTCTGTTACATCAAATATAGGCTCACATTGGAGCATTGGTATTTCTATCTGTCTAGGTTTATTTGCAAGAGCTGATATTCCAAGACCATTTAAATCTCTCAATTCATCATTGCTTAAATAGATTTTCCATAATCTAGATTTAGAATTTAATGTATTGTTTAATCTTATGATTCTTGTTTTATCAGTTACAGAAACATCAGCATATTCATATATTCCATTTTTATCAAGCTCGTCCTTGACATTTAAGTGTAAGTTTATTCCTGGCTTCCATTTAAATGCAGTATCTGGTATTCCTATATGGAATCCTCTACCACTAAAATAAACATTACAGGGAATTTTAAGTCCTTCAAGAATACAAACTAATTTAATAGCTTTATCTTGAGCTTCTTCTATTTCTACACCATCAACATCAAGGATAAACTCTCTAGGCATATAGATTTCACCATCGTAACCTGATAGTGTCTTCTTATCCTCGAAATATTGAATTACTGAATCATCATAACCATATAAGGAGAGAAATGTATCTTTAGCAACATTTTCCCATTTAACAGCATTATCACTTGGAAAGAAATGATGCCTATTTGATAATCCGAATGCGAATTCTCTTATCATGATATTCTCCTTTATTTAGTTATTAGTCCCAAGGAACTTCATCAGTAGAAGTTTTGGTTGTTTCTGTTTGTGTTACACCATTAGCTTCCTGTCTTCTTTTAATATAAGCTTCAGCAGATGCCTTTAATTGAGTTATCCTATCTTCATTAATGTCATCTACTATATTCTTAAAAGGACTAGCAGGTACTACTTTTGGAGATATTTCTGAATAACCATTAGCTTTCTTATAAAAGAAAACTTGTAATGATTTACCCTTTAATCCAGCAGGTGAATCATCTAAGCTTGCAGCAGCTGTACCATCCTTATCCATTTCGTCTAAAATAGTTGGATTAGAATATCTGACCATATTAGCTATCTGGAACTCTTCACCTTCACCACTTCTAGCTTCCCATACTCTACATTTAAGAGTTTCTGGATAACCTTCAAAGAAAAGGTCTATGTATTTACTTCCACTGTAATCACCTTTAGTAGCATTAGATACAGTTACTGTTTTCCAGCCTTCTGAATATCCTCCACCACCTGTTGATTTAGTTACTGTTATTGCCATTTTTTCCCCTTTATGTTTTAGTTAACGTTCTTAAACTTAATGTTTTACCACTGCCTGGTTCACCAATTACAAGAACTTTAGCAGTGTCCCATCCTACTTTCTTTACAGCATCAAATACTATCTTATAATCTTGTTCTATTTCAGCATCTAATAACTGCGTTCTGTCTTTAGCGTGACAAAAATGTTCATCTCTAGCGGTCACCCACATATATTTACGTGTACCGTCTTTAGCTTTATGTATTTTTGTATAAAAGACAAAGTCAAACCATTTACCTACATCTACTTTAGTAGAACCTTCGATATAAGGCATAACCCTTACTACACCACTTTCATGGTCTTCTTGCATTTTAGAATGACAGTTTACTATAAGACTAGCAGGTATAGCATTAGTAAATGAAAAGAAATTATCAAGAGTATCTTTAAGTTTACCCCATTGTTTGAGCTGTAGAGCTTCTGCTTTACCTTTAAGCTCTCTTGCATATTTCTTAGCCATTTCACTACCTGTATCTATTACCATACAATCAATCTCAACGCCTTCTTTGGCTGTTATTTGCCAAGATTTTTGAGGAACAGATACGCCACCTACTTTTACTTGTTTTTCTACCATTTTACGAGCCCAGAGTTGGCCTATAAAGTTTCTAAAGGATGTAAAGTCATTAAAGTTTAAGAGTGGTAATCCAAACTTTTCTTCAATAGTTTCTTTACTGCCAATAGATTTATATCCATTCTCAAGGTCTATGAGTAATGTTTTCATATACTCTCCTTTTTGTTTTCTGACAACTCCTTAATTTACAATTTCTCTGACAATAATGAAAGTAATTTTACTTACTCTCACTATTATTAGAGTTATCATAATCTTCATATACTCCTGGTTTAAGTGTATATCTTGCATAACCACTCTTACCTTCTAACTTAGATGTTATATTATAATGTGGCTCTTCATGTCTCAAGTTATGGATTAGAGCTCCCAATCGCATGGATTGAAAGAGCTCATAAGCATCTTGAGGAGTTATACTACCGTAAGTTTGAAGATACATTAAGACTTTTTCTTTCTTACTTTGTTTCTTCATTACTTCTCTCCTTAGTTATATTGATACAATCTTTATACCTAAACCAAACATCTTTAGTCAAAGTATTAGCAACATCTCTTGCAACTTTACCTATTGCAGAAGTTTTACTCTTTGCAACTACTTTCATTTTAGTTTTCCAGCCATCTTGATTGGTTTCATAATGAACTTCCCATATTTTATCTGATTTA